ATTCAAAATATTTTTATTAACTATCGCGGGCAAGGACATGAGATACCTATTAAAACTGATGATGGTTTTGAAATGGTTGCTTTCTTTTCCGATAATATTGTTTTAGACTCTAATTTTAGTTCTTTTACAGGTGAAGAAAGAATAATCAAGTATAAAACTCAAATAACAGTTAATGGTTATATGCTAAATCCTAAATCTATAAAAGGAGTACCAAATAATCTTAGGTCTTATTTTTCAGCTCCTAAGATAGATTTTGGTTATAAAGAGTTTTCAAAAGAAAGCAATATTGTTAATGTTCAAAATAGAGAAGATAAAAATAAATTTATTTTAAGCGACATCAAAAATATTAATGAGTTAAAAGGGCCAGTTAAAGGAGAATCATCGGAATCTGTTGAATATTTTGTTGAAAATCCTTTTACTGGAGACAAGGAAAGAAAATTATCAAAAGTTATATCTAACAATAGGAGAACAGGTGAGTCTGTTATTTCCCCTTTAGTAATAAAGGAAATAGATAGACAATATGAATAGTCTTTTCGTTTTTTAGTTGATAGTTATAATATGAATTTTAGGAGTTTTTAATATGGCAGAGAGAACCTTTAGATCCCCCGGAGTATTTGAAAGAGAAATAGACTTAACTGAGAGAACAACTAGTGTTTCTGGGACTCCAGCTGGTGTTGTAGGAACCGCTGAGAAAGGACCAGCATTTGTTCCAAAAACAGTTGGGTCTATAAATGAGTTTAAAAATAAGTTCGGAAAATTATCAGCAGAAAGATTTGGTCCTTATGCTGCAGAAGCATTCTTAAAAAACCAAAGTGCACTGACTTATGTTAGAGTATTAGGTGCAGGTGCAAATTTAACAATTACAGATATACAAAATACAGCGGCAAAAGGAACAGTAAAAAATGCAGGTTTTCGATTAAGCGGGTCATTACCTACAGTTGCTCCAAGCGGAGAAGTAAGAGATGTTGGTGCTGTACAATTTCTTGCTGGTATTCATCAAGTTGATTCAGCTGAAGCAGCTGGTTATCCTATCTTTACTGATAATCAATCAAAAAGTCAAACTGACGTTCAATTAATTCGTTCGATGTTTTTATTAGCATCCGGTGCTAGATTAGAAGTAATGGATGAAAATGAGTTTTATCCTGCGGGAGGAAAAACTGCAAATGATTCCGCACATATTAGATCTTATGACGGGACCCCTGAAGAAGGTATGTTCAAATTAGTTCTTTCATCTGCATTAGGGACTACATTTGGTAACGATGAAGGTAAAGCTGGTATTCGAATTTATACTGCTTCTTTAGATCCTAACAGTGTACATTATGTTGGTAAAATATTTAACAAGAATCCAGACCGTTTTCAAGACGAACAACATCTTCTTTATGCAGATTTCCCAATGGAATCTGAAATTGCTAAAATTAAAAAAGACAGCACAAATGATGTTGTTGCTGTGGTATCCGGATCTCAAAATACATCATCAACTTCTGGAGATACGTCATTATACTTTAGAGAAATATTTGGTTCCTTTAATACAAGATATCAAACTGCTAAGTCGACATATTTTATATCTCAACCTTATGGTGATAAAGAATATGATTTATTTTATTTCGAAGCTTTAGACGATGGCGAAGCAGGAAATCAAAGAGTTAAAATATCGATATCAAATATAAAAAGATCAACAGACTCAAATGATCCATACGGAAGCTTTACAGTTGAAGTAAGAGATTATTATGATTCAGATTTAGATCCTGTTGTATTAGAAAGATATCCTCAATGTACCTTAAATCCTGGTGATGAAAACTATATTGCTAACAAAATTGGTGATCTTAAAGAATACTACAATTTTGATGCTGAGTCTGAGTCTGAGCAAAGAATTAATGTATCAGGAAAAAGACGCAATCAATCAAATTATGTAAGAATTATCATGTCAGCTGATGTTGAAGATGCAAAAATTCCTCAAGATGCAATACCTTTCGGATTCAGAGGATTGCCTGCATTAAAAACGTCTGATACATTAACTGATTCTACAACAACTTTAGCTTTAGGCGCAGATCAAAAAAGATTAAGTTTTGCAGCTGGAACAATGAGTAATAACTTTTTAGAATATGCAATTGTACCTCCAGTTCCATTTACATTTAAAGCAACAAGAAATAAAGCTAATTCTACATCTACATTTACAGGTTTCCCTGGCGACTTGGAATTAGCTGATTCCAGAATTTATTGGGGTATTAAAAATTCGCGAGTTCCTGTATTAAGCAAAACGACAGATCCTTTATTAAGATCAAATGCGGCATCAGATTTAAGAAACGAACTGATCGATTCCTATAGTAAAATGTTAGGGATTGCAAAACTAGATGCTTTAGTCACTGGTTCGGCAGCAGATGAATTTCACAATAATAAGTTTACATTAGCAAAAGTTGCTTTAAATAATCAAAGCGATGCAACCGATACTCTTGAAACTGCTATTTCAACTGAAATTACAGGAACTATAGACTCACACATCAGAGAGGCTGCTTACATCAGAAATGCGTCTATTGTATCTCCTAATTATACCATTAATGATAAAGGAACATACACACGTCGTTTAACTCTCGCATCTCTAGCAGCTAGTAATTCAGCTACTAAGTTTAATCAATTCACTAATTACCTTAAGTTTACAAATATTCTTTTTGGTGGTTTTGATGGTGTGAATATTCTTGATAAAGACCAACGTTATATCAATGATAAAGCAAGTTCACAAGATGCAGGAGGAAAAGCAGCTGGAGACGCATTAGGTTATCAAAATTTAAAGTCTGTTTCTTCACCTGGTGCTGGTACTGAGAATAACGCAGTTAACTCGTATCGTGCAGGTATTAAAATAATAACTGATGAATTAGAATCAAGAGTTAATATTGTATCTGTTCCAGGTATTAGAGACTCAAACGTAACAGATTATGCAATTGACAAAGTTAAAGAGTATAGCAAAGCAATTTATTTAATGGATATTGCAAACTATGATTCTAGTACTAGTCGTCTTTATGATGATTCTACAAATAGACCTAGCGTTAGAAAGACGATTGAGCAATTTGAAGGAAGAAATATTGATAACAACTATGTTGCAACATATTTTCCTGATATTATTAAACTATATGCACAAGAAGATGGAGGTACAGTTAATTTACCTGCTTCTATTGCGGCGTTAGGTGCTTTAGGATATAATGATGCAGTTTCATTTCCTTGGTTTGCACCAGCTGGTTTTAATCGAGGTGGTTTAGAAAACGTTATTAATACAAAAGTAAGATTAAATACTGAGGATCGTAATTTACTTTATGAATCTAGAATTAATCCAATTGCTAATTTCAATATTAATGACTTTGTAATTTTTGGACAAAAAACACTACAAAAAAGCAGATCAGCATTAGATCGAGTTAATGTAAGAAGAATGTTATTGGAAGTCAAGAGAATTGTTTCAAATGCAGCAAACAATATTATTTTCGAACAAAATGTAAAAGCTACTAGAGATGGCTTTGTATCGGTGGTGACACCACAACTTGCATTAATTCAGTCCCAGCAAGGAATTGAACAATTTAGAGTTATAATGAATGATACAAATAATACTCAGGCTGATATTGAGCAAAATAAACTAAACGGAAGAATTGTTTTGGTTCCAACAAGAGCGGTTGAGTTCATTGCACTAGACTTTATTATAACAAATTCAGGTGTAAGTTTTGAATAGATATAATTATGAATATGAATCATGGAGACAATAAATGGCAGAGTTAACATTTAAATCAGCTGGCGTTAGCACAAGAGAAATAGATTTATCCCAACCTTCTGTTTCCTCACCTTCTGGAGTACCTGCAGGGGTAATTGGAACAGCTAATCAAGGACCTGCTTTTGTACCCATAACTGTTGGAAACTTTAATGATTTTACAACTCTTTTTGGTGCAACTGACGGTGCTAAATTTGGCCCTTTAGCAGTTAATGAATGGCTTAAAAATGCAGGTTCTGCCACTTTCGTTAGAGTTTTAGGCGCAGGAAATGGTCAACAAAGAAATACCACAACAGGTATCGTAACAAATGCAGGTTATTTTGTAGGTGATAGAAATCTTCAATTAAACGGTACAATTGGAAACAACCCTTATGCAAATTCAGGTGCAGGAGCAGTAAAAGGAAGAACTTACTTCTTAGGCTGCTTTATGTCAGAATCAAATGGTTCAACAATATTTTCAGATGCTGGAATACAAGTTAATAATGCGTTTGCATCTACAACATTAACAATTGGAAATGATACAACTTCGACTAATCTTCTTGCTGAAAATGATACATTAACATTAATAGATGCAACAGGAACATCAAAAACTTTTGAGTTTCTTGACAATGGAAGCTCTGCAACTGGCGATAATATTGCAGTCGAATCAGCTGCTGCAGTTACAGCTGATACTGGTGTAACGCTGGCTACAACTTTAAGTACAGTAATTTCATCAAACTTATCAATATCAGTTGATCGTACAGATAATGTATTAACGCTTACACAAAATATCTTTGGTCCAATTGGCAATACCTCATATTCAGATAGTGTTGCAGGCGAAGATAATCTAACAGGGTCTAATTTTTCTGGTGGCGCTGGAGGCGCTGCTCCTATTCTTCGTGGTGTTCTTCTTGCACCAAGTGGAGTTATTCTTCATCTTAGCGGAAACTCAGCAGCAAATGGTTCTGATGCACCAGGTACTTCAGATACAGCAGCATCTGCGGCTGGCGTCATCATGGGAAGAGAAGGTTCTTTAACCGGGTCTATTGATTTAAGATCTGGAAAAGAAGAATTTGTCATGCTTTTAAATGGTCATAAAAATACGTCAGCATATCCTAATGTTTTGACTGCATCTTTTGACCCTATTGCACCTAACTACCTAACACGTGTTTTAAATACTGATCCTTTAAAACTTGAAAAAGCAGGGCATTTACTTTATAATCACTATCCACTTCATGGTAATGTTGCAACGATTACAGGATCAGGAGTCGTTTCTGCAGGGCATTTTTCAAAAGGTTCAGCACTTGGTAATCATGAAGATATCGCATTTTTGTTGTCATCTTCTTTAGGGAGAGCTGCAGCAACAGATGGAAGCATACCTGATTATGAAGATTTTCAAGATAGATTCTCTCATGCTGAAACTCCATATGTAATATCACAGAAATTCGGTAATCGTCCTTATAATCTATTTAAAATTGTTGCTTTAAGTGCAGGTGCAGGATTTGCTGATGATTTTAAATTTTCAATTACAAATATTGTTAGATCAACTTCAAATGTTAATAAATTTGGTAAATTTGATCTCTTGGTCAGAAAAGGCGGAGATAATGATGACGAACAAGTAGTTTTAGAATCATTTAGAGGATTAGATCTAGATCCGGATTCAGTTAATTATATCGGTAGAAGAATTGGTGATCAATACGCAAAATTTGATTTTGATACTTCTTTAGATTCTCAAAAAATCGTTGTTGAAGGAACACATCCAGTTCTTTCTAGATACATAAGAGTGCAAATTCACCCAGATGTTGCTAATAGAAATATTCCTGATGAATCTTTACCTGTTGGTTATCGAGGACCAAAACACTTGGTAACGTCAGGTTCTTTATTGTCTGGTGAATCTGATAGTCTTTATTCTTCAACTGATCTATTA